GGTATCAGAGCTTGAGCTATAAAAAGTTCAAACTCGAAATATCTTAATGGAAATTCCCGATTTATCACAATTATCAAATATAGTACTCACTGATAACCCAGGAGCCAATCCAGGAATCCCTTATAAAGGAAAAATTATAAGTATACCTAAGAATTTACTACCAGAAAAAACTGAGTATTCATTAGCTTATGATGGATCTCACGAACAACGAATATTACCTATGTTAAGATTTATTACTGCTATATTAAATAATCAAACCGAAATATTAAGTTTCTTATCTATTAATCAAATAAAGTCTGGAACAGTATTTACAGAAAAATACTTTGAAGAACAAAAGAATAATATATCTATACAGCTTGAACAAAATCGTAAAAACATATTCCAAAAATTAGAAGAGTTAAAAGGATTATATGATAAAAAACAAGATACTATTATACAACATTCGAATAGAATAATAAACCTTATAACCGAAATAGAGCATAAAAAAGACTTAGACGAAATAAAAAATACTCTCAAAGAAATAAAGAAAGATTTAATTGATAACAATAACCAGAAAGAAGTTAAAGAATTAATCGAAAGTTTAAAAGATATAAGCGATCGAATATAATGACCGAAGGAAACGGTAATGGAAAATTAACCGAAAAAATAGAAAATATGATATTAAAATATGAAGAATTAGAAAAGGTAGTAAAACAAGTAAGCCCAGAGATACTTGAAATAAAGGAACAAGTTGAAGTCGAAAACGACATAAAAGACTTTAATGAATCAAAATACTATAACAACACTATCCGAGGGAATGCCCAACCTACAAAAGAAATGATCATCGATAATCAACCAGAACCATGTTATCAAACCGATTCACCCTTTCCATATTTATATCACACCTTTGATCCACAATTAAATAATATAACAGATATGCTTATGTATATAATAAAAAATTGCTGTTGTAAAGACAAGCATGAACAAAGAGAAAAACAACCTATAATACATCCTAAAATATTAGAAGAAAAAGATAGACAGATAAAAGACTTGGAAGAACATATAAGAGAATTAGAGGAACATAGATGTATAACCATTTTAGATTTAAAGAAATATTTTGGAAATAGATTTAATGAAAGAGAAGATAAAAAGCCAATAGAATATATTGAAGATCAGCCAAGACCTAGTTATAGAGGAAGAAAACCATTATGGCCTCAGATAATATAGATCAGCAAATCGAAGAAATTAGAAATATCATGAATAATCTTAAAATAGAAAAGACTGAAGAAAATGAAATAATATTTGGAAATGAATCAGAAAATAGTGATTATGATGTAAGAATGGATGATGTAAAAGAAGAACCAGGAACTAGTAATTTCGAAGAAAGATGGAAGAGAAAAAGAAATCCAACTTATGAATATGAACCATATCATACCGACCCATTTATTAATGCAGAAGATTATGGATATAAAAGAGGATTCTATAAAAATAGACAAGGTAAATGGAAAAAACCTAAAGAACCAGGTCCAGTAACAGGACGATTAGAAGATGGAATATTAAATCTAGATTGTTTAACTAATGGAGAAGAATTATTAAAACAATGGACAGCAAAACAATCATTATCAACACAAATTGATGCTACCATCCGAGACATGGATGCTGAGAATTATAACAAGTATTTAATATATAAAACATCAGGTGTAGTATTTAATTATATAGTTGATATAGACATACCTAATATAAGCTCTATGAAAAACCTAGAAATATTAGAAGAAATAGCTACAAAAATATATCAAGAATTCCTAGGAGGAATGAGTACTCAAAGAGCCACAGCGGCAGATAAACATGATCAAGAAAGAGTAAAATACATATTACATAAAATGAAAATATGTGACATGTGCGAATTCGAAGAATTCTACTGTCAATTTATACATTATTATTATATGTTAGAATCTAGAGAGAGAACTGAATATATGAATGTGTTTATTCAGAAATTACCATACCCATTATCAAAAACTATTAATGATGAATTTCAGAGTCAAAAGAATGCAAATTTAATACCAGATACGATTAGGAGGTATAGCCAAAGTAATAAGAGCATACATATATTATTACAATGTACTAAGGAACAAGAAAAAATGCAATTAATTAATGTAACAAAATGTTGCCCAAAATTCGAATATATACCACATAAATTTGGTTGTTCACCAAATTCTTCTTTTCGGAGGGGAAGAAAGCGAACTAAACCAAAATATTCAAAATATAAACAACGCAAATATCATACCTTTAAACCATGGTATAAAAAGAAACGATATCGTATGTATAAAAGAAAATATCAACCCAAATATAAACAAAGATATTGGAAAAATAAAAGTAATCAGAAATATTGCCCTAAAGGAAAAAAGGATTGCAAGTGTTGGATCTGTCAAGAAGATGGACACTATGCAAATGAATGCCCTAACAAAGATAAAAGAAGAGATAAAGTAAAGCTACTAGAACAATTATCACAAGTAAATCTCGAACCAATAGAAAATGATAATATATCAGAAGAAGAATTATGGTATTTACAAACTGATGAAGAATCAGAAGAAGAAAATAGTTCAGATGAATCAGAACAATACTTTTATCAAGATAACAATCAGTCAGAAGACGATATTAGCATATATTGATACAGGTGCATCATTATGCTTATTACCAGAATATAATTTACCAAAACAATTATGGAAAGAACTCAAGAAACCTATTACAATAAGAGTAGCCGATAAGAGAGAATTACAAATTAATAAAGTAGCCCTTATGATTACAATATTGATCGAAAAAAGGAAATTCCTTGTACCCACTATATATCAATTTGATTCAGGAGTACCAATGATTATAGGAAATAACTTTTTAAGATTATATTACCCATTTTGTCAATATCTATCTTACATAACATTAAGATGTCCTAAAATGATCAATCAAAAACAAGAAGTGATTAAAATACCGATACATCACAGTTCACAATTAATAAAAGCAAAGTTGCTAAACTTAGTAACAAATATTGAAGAACAATTATTAATGGAACAAGTTAATAAAATATTACAAGAAAGATTCTCACTAGATTTGCTAGGAGAAAAGAATAAAAATAAGGAACTAATAGAAATAAAATTAAAAGACCCAAATGCTGAAATATTTGTACCAAATAATATACCTTATACCCAAAGAGATATAGAAGAATTCAAAGAAGATATGGAAGATCTAATAAATAAAGGATTAATTAGACCAAGTAAAAGTCCACATAGTGCGCCAGCGTTCTATGTAGAAAATCATTCAGAAATAAAAAGAGCAAAAAGAAGGATTGTAATAAATTATAAAGCTATGAATGAAGCTACCATTGGAACACCTAAAACATTACCCAGAGCAGATTATATAATGAATAGATTAAAAGGAAAAATATGGTTTTCAACATTAGATGTAAAATCAGCTTACTGGCAATTAAGATTAACTGAAGAATCTAAACCATTAACAGCGTTTAGCTATCCACCTCCAAAACATTACGAATGGAATGTTTTACCTATGGGATTAAAGCAAGCTCCAGGTATTTTTCAAGAATTTATGAATAGAAGTTTACATAATCTAGAACATATATGTTTAGTATATGTTGATGATATTATTATATTTTCAGAAAAAGATAAAAATGATCATCTATCAAAAGTATTACAAGTTTTGAAAAGATGTGAGGATGAAGGAATCATCTTATCACAACCAAAAGCAAAAATAGCACATAAAGAAATTGATTTCTTTGGATTACATATTTCAGAAGGAGAAATAATACTACAACCACATATTTTAGAAAAATTAGTATTATTTCCTGATGAAATTGAGAATCGAAAGCAATTACAAAGATTTCTTGGAAATTTAAATTATATAAGTGAAAAAGGATTTTTTAAAGATTTTGCAAAATATCGAAAAGAGTTACAAAAGAAAGTATCAGAAAAAGTGCCATGGAAATGGACTTCCTATGACACTACCCAAGTGCAAGCACTCAAGACATTATGTCAACGATTACCAAAATTATACAATGCTAAAGAATCAGACTTGCTGATAATCGCTACCGATGCTAGTAATGGCCATTGGGGAGCAGTTATGACAGCAGTCACTCCAGTACATATCACCAATTATGGAATATCCCTTGAGGATTTATTCCCAAAAGAGCAGCATACAGCGCAAGCATTATCATCTCAATATCAGTTCTTCGGAACAAAGGACTTTGTCCAAAAGGAATTACTTACTAAATATGCTAGTGGAACATTCACGGATACCGAAAAAAGATATCCTATCCATGAATTGGAAACATTAGCAGTATTACAAACTTTTCGAAAATGGAAAGTTGATTTATTATCCAAACCTTTTATTTTAAAAACAGATTCAAAATATGTTACAGGATTTTTACGATATAAAATAAAGGCCAATTATAATCAAGGACGGTTTATTAGATGGCAACTTGAATTATCACAATTCAATTATCGAACTTTTTATATAAAAGGATCAGAAAATTATGGCCCTGACACCCTAACCAGGGAATGGAAGGAGCTATAAAAACATTGGAGAATCAAATCAGCACCAAAGAGCAATCATTCCAAGCAAAGAAGCAGAAGCTAGCAGAACTCGAAGCAGAGATCAACAATCTCAGATCAACATTAGCCATACTCAGTGGAGATAGCAGCAAACTATCACCATCAGTCCCAGAAGAAAAGAAGTATTCAGTTCTAGCCAACATCGAAGAAGTCAACAAACAAGTTGCATCAGCCAGAAGCAAGAAGGAATATTATGTCATTTTCAATGGACCCATGAAAGGGATCTATGACGAATGGCATAAAGCAGCACCACACATTCAAGGACAATCCAGCATCATTCACAAGAAATATCCAACCATTGATGAAGCAAAAAAGGCCCTTGAAGGAAGCTACGCAGCAATCACTAATGCACCAGCATCACCCAAAGATTCCAAAGTACTATTGGGAAGATTCAAAGTCCCTTCAGTACCAACAATTGATTCAATCCAAACTATTGAGTCTAAAATGAAAGCATTAAAGGTTACTCCGAAGAAATATAATGATTATATGGAGATCCTCTACAACTACAAGGATCAACATAAATTATTACATTTCTACCCTAAGTACCGAGATACAATTGGATACAAAGCAATAATCTTGCCCGAAGCATCAGCATTCACCACCTATGAATTGTTCAAAAATGGATTAGCTGACACTATCTATTTTTCGGATTCAAAAATATTCAATGATTTCCCTGAAAGAATCAAGCAAACTATCAACAACTACTTCAAGAGGTTCGCCAAGGAAAGACCATGCTACATCAAATTATTCAGTACACATCCAACCTTCAGCATTCAAGGAGAAGAAGACATGCCCAGCTATTCAGTACTACAGATTGGAATTAGCAATGGAGATATGCCTTTAATGGATACCCTTCATATGCCAGTACCTAAGCATGAGGAGTTAAAGCAAATCAATCTACAGAATTTCATTGGAGTAATTAATCATTTATCTAATCTGACAGCAAACATTAAAATGCTGTATAAATCAGATACAATGATTATCTATTCCAAAGCAACAAAGGAGATTGAGCCAGATCAGGAAGCAGTATTTATTGAATTTGAAAAGAATTTTATTGAAAATAAAATTCCCAAAATGACGGGGGAGATGAAGAAAGAATTATGCAATCATATGACCAAAGAAGATCATCCAGGACACTACTGTCCAATATTGTCCATTCATTCAGCAGGGATGATAAGAAGTCAGTATCAAGTGAAGACGAAGAAAAGATCACCCATGGAAGTGGAAGAATAAAACGTCTTCATCCATCACTATCAAGACGTAGACATCACAATGTAAAGCTACGGGCTAATATTAGATGGCTTAAGAATCTACGCCAATGTAAAGTAGATTCCCCTTATCTTTTATTTTTAAAGTTTTTAAGTCCGGAGTTGAGTTCCGTCCTGTGGGAATTCCTCTATATAAGGACGACCTATCCTATGTTTGTAGTCAGAGTGTTTTCCCATATGTGAATAAACGTTTATCGTTTTAAAGGTTTCGCCCTTTCACTCTCCAGTGTTGAGTTCTTCGCAAGAAGTTCTGTGAAGAGCACATCCTATCCCTATATACCCTATCCTTAACCTATCCGGTAATTCTATCCCTAAAAGCTTGTTGCAGAAACAAACTTGCAGGATTCAAGACAGGATTCGTCAAAGAACAGGTATATGCCTAAACCATCACTAGACATCACTACCTTATATTTTGTGTACTTATTAATTTCATTATATCAATTCTGTTATTACTATTTTGTGTTATTATAGCATGTCAAATCAAATTACTTTGTTAAATAATTACTATCTACAGTATTATATTATTGGAATTGTAAACGAAAGAATTAGATTAATACTAGTTGATACAGGAGCAGCTATGTCCTTTATAAAACAATCATTCGTTCATCAAGAATCATTAACACCTATCCAACCATATACAGTAAAAGGATATTTAGATCATCATACAATAGGAGATAAATATTTAGTAGAACATTCTACCAATATAAATGTCATACTAAGCCACACCTTTAATAAAACATTATTGCTTAAGACAACTCCAACAAAAGCCGATGTTTTAGGAGCCGAAGTTTTATTTGGAATGGATTTTTTAGATAGTTTTGAATCCTATTCCATTACCAAAGAAACGCTAATACTAAGAAGAAGGAACTATTACTCCTTACCTTCCCAGAAATCCCCGTAGATACAGACACCATAAGAAGAAACTTTGAATTATTAAGATGTCATCACCTATTATATTAGATCAAGCAGGGAGTTAGTCCCAAAACCAAGATCAGAATCCAAATTTCACCAGTCAATATATCAAAATCAGATGTCCAGAATTAGAAGATCGGAATTCCTTCAGAAGAAATCAGACATTTCAATCAAATCTTTGGATATTATCCCATTCAAATGAAACCAATGATTATTATGGGAGTTGATGTCCCAATTGAAAGATCTAAACTAAAACAAATTGCTAAAGAAGGGAAATTAACTTTAAAATCTGGACAAGGGATTAAATCCGAAGGGATTTTTACCATCTATCACCAGGAAAAATATATTATATTTCTAGGAAAGTTCACGAGCGAACAACCACTAGAAATTAGCACGGCTGTAGGACAAGAACCCTTATCATTAGTTAATGGAAAGCAAATAGCAGATAGAATAGCAAAAATGAAACAATCCGATAAAGAAAAGATTCAGTATATACACTTGAGCACAATACAGATATTAGTTAAATCTACCTATGCCTCAATAGATACACCCATGGATATTATAGTTATTGATAATAGAATTATTTCTAAAAATAAGAAAGAACAAGTTCTAGGAATAATTAAAGGAAATCTAAAATATGGAGTTATTAAATTTGACGTAAGTTTACACTTCGCCATACCATTAGTAACTAAGAATCTAAGTCAATCTATAGGAATATTATACAAATTCCACAGACAGGATCTGATGGAAAAAGGAGATTACCCACTTAGTATCACCTACTCTGTAGGATATGCACTAAGCAATAGTCACCCATTGTGTTGTTATTTAGATCAAGAAATTAAACATATAGATGATTTATTTAAAAACACCAGTATTAAGTTAGTAACATTTGAAAAGAAGAATGAAAACAGTAACGATATATTTAGAGCACCACCAGTAAGAATGATCAAACCTAGAGAGGATATATCAAAACCAACCATAACAGATGTCACTGACCCATTGAAACCAACCACTAGTAGTTTTATCCAACTAGCACCTCCACCTAATCTACATAGAAAACCTGAAAGTATGCAGAACCTAGAAAAGCAAATACAAGAATTAAGAAGAACAGTTACCAACCTCAATGAAAAAATATGAGTTATCAATACAGAAGAGGACCATATCTAAAAGGAAGCACTAAGAGATGTCTATTAGAAGATATAGAACCTATGAAGGAAATACTAAGTACTACTAAGAAAGAAATTCTAGAACAATTTCCTAGATCTGAAGAAAGATCAAAAATAATAGGAAATTTACAAGGATTAATTGATTATCTAGTCAAAAGACAAAAACGAGAAGCAGAAAATCCGGAATTAACCATACAAGAAAAGATATTACAGAGATTGAACAGTATTGAAGAAAAATTAGAGAAGTCTAATTCATTTTCATCAATATTCGATGATTTAGAAGAAACTTCTCATCAGACAAATCAGGTCAATATTCCGCCAGCTAGTGAAAACTAGTTAGTTGACCGCCCGCGATCCGTTTT